AAATCGGTTGGAAGCGACAAAAGAAGATGATTGATACTTTGATTAATCGCAGCAAGGCGGTGAAAAAGAATTTTTCAACAAATATCAATCGGATTGTTGCCAAAAAATCTTCTATGATTTCGGGTTCAATCGGAAAGAATTCTGCTACGGAAGATGGTCATTTGGTTTATCGGGGTTTTATTGATGAATATCATGCACATCCCGATTCTTCAATGGTTGACATTTTGGAAACGGGAATGGGTGCTTTTGATTCTCCGCTTCTTGCAATTATTACAACGGCAGGCTTTAACATGGCGGGCGTTTGCAAAAACTTGGAGGATAATTATAAGGATATTCTCAAAGGTCAGAAATCAAATGATAATGTGTTTATCATGATTTTTGATTTGGACGAAGATGATGATTGGGAAGATGATCGCAATTGGGTGAAAGCGAATCCCTCTTTGGGTGGTGCTTTGAAACTTGATTATATGCGCGTTCAATACGCAAATGTTTTGACCGAAGGAGCGACAAAGATGCTTGCTTTTAAAGTTAAGAATTTAAACATTTGGTCAAACTCGGAAATCAGTTGGATCACGGGATTGAATTGGCGGAATAGCAATCGCAAAGTTGATGTTCAAGAAGATGAACTGTTGGGCCGCAAATGTTACGGCGGTTTAGATTTAGGTTCGGTTTCGGATTTAAACGCTTACGCTTTGTTATTTCCTTTGCCGAATGGCGAGTTTGCGGTAAAAGTTTGGTTTTGGGTGCCTGATGGAAACATTGCGATGCGGTCAAAACGAGACAACGTAAAATATACGGATTGGGTTTTGGATGGAACGCTTTTCACTACACCGGGCGATGCGGTTGATTACAAATATATTTGGAAATTCATGGAGGAAACCTTCCGATTGTATGACGTTATTGCGGTTGGGATTGACCCTTGGAACGCCAAAAGCATTGAGGATTTAGCGGAAGATGCAGGTTTTGAGAACTTGTTTCTTGTACATCAATACATGAGTACGCTTTCAGAGCCTACAAAATCAATAGAAACTGCAATTATAAAAGGTTTATTTGAACATTTTGATAATAAAATATTGGAATGGAATTTTAGAAATGTTACTTTGAAATTCGACCATAACGGTAATTATAAACCTGACAAGGAAAAGAGTAATGAAAAGATTGATGGTGCAGCTGCGGTGGTAATTGCTGAAGCGGTTCGGATGTCGTTTAAAGAGCAGGAAAATGTTTACGAAAAGAGAGGAATGAGAATGTTATAATGAGAATGTTGTAAAATATGGGATTAGCAAACAAAATTGCGGGATTTTTTAAAGTTGAGCGGCGTTCGGTAGAATCTGTTTCAAATTACGGGCGGTTTCCGTGGTTTGGGGTGCAGACCAAGTCAGGCGTTGCGGTTGATAGGGATTCGACATTGAGTTTGTCGGCTGCTTATCGTGCGATTTGGGTGCTGTCTTCTTCGATTGCGAGTTTGCCGTTGAATGTTTATAATATCGAAAATAAAAAAGTGACGCTTTTGGTGGCGGATTCGATTAGTAAATTATTGAATCATAGACCTTCGGGTTTATATACCCCGTTCACTTTTAAGCAAACTATGATGACGCATTTGCTGATTGATGGTAATTGCTTTATTAAAAAGAAATACGATGCAACTCGGGCGGTCACCTCTTTACGCATTTTAGATTATAGAGAAGTTGCGGTTTCTTATGATGAAAATACGGAAGAAAAGTTCTTTAAATATAAATCTAAAGAATATACCAATGACGATATTATTCACATTGTCGGGATGGGTTTCGATGGTTTGTTGGGTAAGTCGCCCATTGCGGTGTCTCGAGAAAACATAGGATTGTCAATCGCTTCGCAACAATATGGAGAAGCGGTATTTAAAAATGGGGTGTTTGCTTCGGGTGCGATTGAGTATCCAAACGCCTTGAAAGATGATGCTTACGAACGTTTAAAGAATTCTTTTACGGATGCTTATTCGGGTTTGCAGAATGCAGGAAAACCTATTTTATTAGAAAACGGTGCAAAGTTCAATCCGATAAAATTAGATGTTCAGGATGCCATGTTTTTGCAGCAGCGACAAATGACGGTTTACGAAATCGCAAGAATCTTCGGTGTCCCTCCACATATTCTTTATCAATTAGATAAGGCGAGTTTTAACAATATCGAAAGTTTAGGGATTGAATTTGTTCGCTATTCTTTACGACCTTGGTTAGAAATGATTGAAAGTGCTTTTAATTTAGACCTGCTTCGGGATGATGATTTTGGTAAAAAAGAAATTCGTTTTGATTTGGATGCGATGTTAAGAGGTGACACGGCAAGTCGTGCAGCATTCTATCAATCCTTAATTCAAAACGGAATTATTTCACCGAATGAAGCGAGAAGTCGAGAAGGCTATAATGAATATGAAGGTGGTGATGATAAGTTTTTGCAGTTAAATAATATGCCTGTGGATATGATTCGTGAATATTATTCAAAAGAAAATAATGTAAATAATGAATAACCAAGAAAAAAGATTTTATGAGGGTTTGGAAGCTCGAATGAATGAAAATGGCGAGGGCATGGAAGGGTTGGGAATTGTGACTAATTCACGAACGCTACTCTTTAGAACGGCGGACGGTCGTAATATTTATGAGGAGATTTCACCCGAAGCGGTTGCGAATTATGAATTGAATGAAGATATTATTTCGGCTTTTAATCACAATTATGAAAAGATTTTAGGCAGAACTTCTGCTAATACTTTAGCGATTGTCAAGGAAGCGGACGGCTTGCGTTATTCAATCCCTTCTTTGCCAAATACTTCTTATGGGAACGACTTAAAAGAACAGCTGAAAAGGGGGGACGTTCGGGGTTCTTCTTTTGTTTTTACGATTGCGGACGGTGGCGAAAGTTGGTCAGAAATTGAGGGAGGAATGTTGCGAACGGTTACCGCTTTTGAAAGAATTTACGAAGTTGGTCCCGTTGTGTCGCCTGCGTATGGTGATACTACTGCCGCAAAACGTAGCTTGGAAAACTTCAAAAGTATTGAAGTGATGGAGGTGAAAGTACTTGACGAAAATAAAGATTGGGTTTGGGAATTTAGAAATCGGGTGTTAAAAATGAGAAATAGAAAGTTTTAGAGCAGTAGCTCAATAATCATAACAATTATAATATGAACAGAAAACAGTTATTAGAGCAGCGTGGCGATTTGGTAAAAGCAAACGACACGCTATTGGAAACTGCTCAAAACGAAAGTCGCAGCTTAAACGCAGATGAGATTGTTTCTTTTGATGCGAATGAAGCGAAAGCAGAAGAAATTACGCAAACTTTAGAGCGTATGGCAAGTCAACGATCACGTAGAAATATTGTGAACGTTGGGAACAATCGACACGGCGAAAGCGGCGAACAGGCGAAAATCGCAAAACGGTATTCGATTACGGATGCCATTCAGCAGCAACTTGGCGGCGGAGCAAAAAACGGTTTGGTTGCCGAAATGCACGAACAGGCGAAAAGTGAAAACCGTGAATTCGGAAAAGATTTGGAGGGTGTTGGTATGCCGTCTTTTTTGATTCAGCCTATTCAAAAACGTGATTTGACAGTCGGAACGGCAACGCAAATTGGAAATACAGTCGCTACGGAGGTAGGGGAGATGATTCCATTTTTGCAACCTCGATTGAAGGCTATGGAATTGGGTGCGACAATGATGACAGGATTAACTTCCAACTTGTCAATTCCTCGAAATAATGCAATTGGTGCAGCATCTTGGGAAGGTGAAACTGATGAAAATGCAGAAACGAATTTGACGACTGATGTAATTGCATTAGCACCAAAAAGATTAGGTGCTTTGATGGATTATACGAAGCAATTGTTATTGCAATCTTCCGTTTCTGTTGACAATTTAGTTCGTAATGATTTACAGCGTGCGATTGCGATTGCGTTAGATTATTCTGCAATCAACGGAAGCGGTTCAAGTAATCAACCAACGGGCATTTTGAACACGGCAGGAATCGGTGATGTAGCAATGGGAACTAATGGAGGTGTTCCAACCCGTGCAAAATTGGTTGATTTGGTTTCAAAGTTAGCAACTGCAAACGCTGATATGGGTGCTTTGGCATTCTTGACAACGCCCGGCATTCGTGGAAAATTGCAACAAACGCTTTTGGATGCAGGTTCGGGTCGCTTTGTTTGGGAAACGCCAAATGAACTTTTGGGTTACAACGCACAGGTTTCAACACAAGTGCCTTCGACTTTGACGAAAGGAAGTTCAAGCATTTGTCATGCAATTATTTACGCAAATTGGGAGGAATTGATGATTGCGCAATGGGGCGGAATTGACTTGTTGGTTGACCCGTACACGCTCGGAAATAAAGCAATGGTTCGAGTAATTGTGAACTCTTACTGGGATATTGCTTTACGTCATGCAAGTTCTTTTGCAGCGATTAAAGATGCTTTAGTATAGCATGAATAAGTAAAATATTGAAATCATTCCGTCAAAAAGTTGGCGGAATGATTTTATTAATAAAAAAAAATGTTAGAAATTAAATGGCTAATTCCACATTTTCGATATGCCTATTCCGCAGGAAATATTTGTAAAATGGAAAAGGAAAAAGCGGAAATATTAATTAAAAGCGGACACGTTGAATTATTCAAACGTCCGAAACCATTGAAAAAACAGAACGCAACTAAAAAATAAAGATGGATTTATTTCAAATCATATTAAGAAATTATAAGATTCAAGAGTATCGGCAGCGATTAACTTATAAAGTTACGACTGCTCCTGCTGCTGAACCTTTGACCTTGACAGAAGCGAAACTTCACCTTAAAATGGATGGGATTTCTGCGGATGATGATTTGATTACTTCTTTAATTATTGCGGCTCGCCAATATGCTGAAAACTATTGTAATCGTGGTTTTATTACGCAAACGATTACACAAGTTTATAATCGCTTTCCCGAATTTGAGGGCGTTTTGAGATTGGCAGTTTCGCCTTTGGTGTCGGTTACTTCGGTAGTTTATAAAGATGAAAACGGCGATAATCAAACTTGGGCAGGTGCAAATTACGTAGTTGATAATTATACGGAACCAGGGGAAATCAGTTTGGCAAATAGTAAGATTTATCCAACGACTTTGACTCAAAAAAATACCGTTACGGTCATTTATCAGGTTGGCTACGGTAATGCGGCGGCTGTTCCAGTTGGGGTTAAGCAAGCTATGTTATTATTAATCGGACACTTTTACGTGAATCGGGAAGATACGGTCAGCGAAAAACGGACAGCAGCAGAAAGGCTATTAGGTTTTTATAGAGTAAAAAGATATTAGTATGAAAATCCTTATCAAACATAGTTGCGAATGTTCCGACAAACATTTTCAAATGCTTAAACAGTTATTTGAAAAATTCGGGTTTTGGGTGTTGGATAAGAATATTCAATGTATGAGTTCGGAAATCACAGCGGAAGATAAGGCTTTTGTTGACTATGTGGTAGAGTTTAAATATATGGCTTACATTCATAAGTACTTTATCAATGATTTTAAACTGTTTATCAGTAGCGGAATAGAAAACATTTTGACTAAACGTGTTTTGTATTTTAATGAAAACAGCGGCATTGTTGATTGTGAAGAAATGGTGGTGACGGCTTATAAATCAGATTGGGAGTTCGTTGATGTGTTTTCAAATGTTGATAATCTAATTTGTATTGAGGGAGCTGTGGTTGCGGTTGAGGTAACTGATATTGAATTTGTTCAAAAACAGGGCGTTTTTCTGACGGAAGGATTCTCAAAACAAATGTTGGAAGATGGGAATTGGAATGTTTAGGGAACGGATTATTATCCAAACGGCAACGAATGCAACGAATGCCAACACGGGCGAGATTGAAACGGCTTGGGCGGATAGTGTCACGGTTTGGGCGGATAAGGAAGTGTTGAGCGGTTCGGAAAAGGAAAGTAAAGATGTAGTGACAGCGATTGATAAAACTAATTTTTTAGTTCGATTCGGTCACGATGTAGATAATTCAACCAACTTTCGTATCAAATATAATTCAAAATATTACGATATTGAATCGGTTGAGGAAGTAGAATTTAAAACGATTTCAAGGCTGCGATGTGTGCAGCGTTCAAATATAACAAGTTAAATTATGACGTTATCAACTCAAGAACAAATTGATGTAATTGTCAAAAAGTTTGAAACTTTAAAATTCGTTTTTGGGGATGATAATTTTGAAAAAGTATTGGCGGAAGCTGCTGAACCTGCTCAAAGTGCAATGCGTGATGCTGCACCTGAAAGCGGTTATACGCACACAATGAAGGATGGCGGAGGTTCTTCAAAAAGGGTAAAAAGTGGAAACCTAAAACGGTCGATTCAAGTGTTTAAATCAAAGAAAGCGAAGAAGTTTGTGTCGGCTTTGGTTGGGCCTGTAACTTCTAAAAATTCAAAGATTACGAGTTTGGTTGGTGGCCCAAAAGTTTCGAGGGCAAAACGGGCGTTTTATTGGCGGTTTAATTACTACGGTGCTTATAATGCTGCACCAAATCGTTTCATTGACAAGTCGAGAAATGCTTCTGCAAACGCTGTATTATCAAAGCTAAAAAGCGGTGCGAGAAAATATTTAGATAAAGAGATTGCAAAAATATTCTGATGAGGTTTGATGTAGCGATAAAGAATTTGATTACACAAAACACGGCGATTGCAGACGAAATTGCAGGGATTTATCCTGTTGTCGTTCCTGCGAATGTATCCGCACAGGTCAATCCTGTTTTGGTGTATAATCAAGTAAGTACGTCACCAATTTCGACAAAATCGCAGTATGGAGAATATGATCGTGCGGTGATTCAATTAAGTATTTTTTGTAAGTCATTAGATAAATGTCAAATTATTGCGGCATCGATTCGGGCGTTTTTGGATAGATATTCGGGAACGATAACGGTGGCAGGTACGGATTATAGAATTGATTTAGTACGCTTTCAAAATCAAGAATTTGTAGGGTTTGATGAGGATAATGATGTGTTTATGATTGCACAGGATTATCAGTTTGCCATGACGAGATTTTGGACTTTTGGCTTGCCTACGCTGTGCGGCTCGGTGAATGCTGCTCAAACAAATGCGACTTTAAGAATAGAAGATTTTCCGCTGTTGTGGTTGATTGGAAATGGTGGAGCAGGGTATTATGATACTTATAAAGGTGATACGTTTGAGATTTCGGGAAGTGGGAATTGTTTGTATGGCGGAAGTGTAGCGGATTATGCTGCTATTACGAATATTCATTTGTTAGATAAAAGTTTAACAACTGATTTTACAAATGAGTTTTTTAAAAAGTTTACAAATCTTACTGACTTAAGACTTGCGAATAATAATAGTACAGTTGTTGAAACTAATTTTTTATCAAAAATTAGTTTTTTAGCATTGCAAAATATGAATTTAAGTTTATTTGATGCTACAAATATTAATACACATCAATTATTCTTAAATACCAACAATTTAACTTCATTTGATGCAACAAATTTAAGTAAAACTTTACAGTTAGAACTTAATTCAAATTCTATTTCAAGTCTGAATTTGTCTTTTTGCTTACTTTTAAATGATTTAAAGTGTAGAAGTAATTTATTAACTCAATTAGACTTTTCAAATAATACATTATTAACACAAGTCAGGTGTCAATATAATAGAATTAACGCTGCAAATAATAGTACAATGCTTGTCCAGTTAGATTCTCACGGATTAAGCAACGGCTATTTTCAAGGTTACATTTTTGGTGGTGGTTCATTAACTACAGCAGGTGCAGCAGCAAAAGCAGCATTGCAGGGTAAAGGGTGGAACATTGTTGGATTATAAAATAAAAGCAAAATGAAACTAACACGAATAGAAAATTCAGATATATTCTTTTTGGCAGGCGACGGGGTAAGGTGTGTCGGTGATGTGCTAATAGAAGGTAGCTTTGAGGTAGTGTTTGGGTATGCTTTGCAGCTGCGAAATCAACCCGATGTTGATATGGGTTCGGGCGATAGCGTGTCGATTGATTCCGCTGATTCTGCTTTGTTAATGACGAATATTATTGATGCAAAATGGTTTGTTATTTATTTGAATTTGGAAGTCAATCACTTTTTGATTCAGATTGTGCGGACTTCGGGTCGTGAATTGTATTCTTTGCCGACGGGGTTTGTGGCTTATCAAGAGCCGTTGAATAATATTTTTGATAGAATTTACACTTTAATGAATTGATATGGAAATCATTTTGACAAAAGAATGGGAACACAAAAGCAAGATTTTGAAAGCAGGGGAGAAGGTGGATATACACTCGCCCACTGCAAAACAAATGATTCGGAACGGTTTGGCGATTGATGCAAAAACTGTATTGGTAAAGGATAGAATTGAATTAATTGCTTTGTGTGATTTCAAGTTGCGAGGTAAGAATTATAAAGAAGGTGAAGTGTTTACATTAGATATTTATTTTCAAAAGACAGCAAATAAGTTAATCAAAGATTCAAAAGCAAATTATTATGAAAATTAGATTTTTGGAAGCGTATTCGTATAAAAACTTTTCTTGGGTTGCAGGTGATGAGCAAGATATTCACCGCACAAAAGCGAATCAATTGATTGAAGAAGGTATTGTTGAGCCGGTGTTGGTTTGACGTTTTGATAATCAACTAAAAAAATAAAGCTATATGGCAGTTACAGCAAATTATTTAAACGGGACAGGTACAAAACTCTTTATTGATACCGTTTC